CCCACAGACAGGCAAATTTTTTCCCTTCATCGCTGATACATATCACACGCTTGGCTGTAGAGAGCACAGCTTGATATCCCCGCCAATAATTCTCAGAACCATCATCACCATCCCGCATACTGCTAATCCAGTTGGGTGTTTCAAAGATGATCTGGTAATGTGGGATTCCCCACTTGTCCGCGTATTCTTTACAGATACGTCCACCATTGGCTGGAGAACCAAGTACAATGTCGTGATTGTTCTCTGTATTCTGGAATCCCATCCGGGAGTCTACAACAATTTCAATGTTGCTTGAATCCGTGATGAGTCCATCCGGGAAGATTGGTTGGCGGTTGGTGTACAACGTCACCTTACAGTATTGTGAAAGTGTCGCCACCATCATTGCCACATAATATCTCCCGCCAGTGTAGTGCGCAACTGACTCCATCATTATTCCGATATTCAACCAAGCTCCCTCCGTCCCGGAAGCACTGACAGAATTTTTAACACTAGTCACCTTCACCGTTCTGTTCCTGTTCAGGAACAATGGAGAAATAGATGCTATGACAAGACGCGCGATGTCGTATGACGGAGATGTTGCGGCCAGATCAATCGGGACCGTGATGTATATGTTCTGCTCATCTTTTTCAATCCTCACCCCAGATTGGTTCGATGAGTCACCTAAGAATTTGCTGTTGATGAAAGTTTTTTTGCCTGTGCTCATTTTTGCCTGTGTAGAGAGTTAGACTGTTAGAATATTATCTGGAGTACATCAAGAATGAAGCGCTCTGCCTCTGTGATTGGTGTTTGTAATAGTCGCGCAATTATATCTATGAATACGGCTGTGAACAGAATGATTGCTGCTGTGAAACGAAATGGGTGTGTCGAGAATACATATTTGAAATAATCCGGGACGGATTTGCCTTTCAATTCTTCCTTCCAACTTTCATTCTCATCCATCTTGTTCGAAGTTTCATCCAACTTTTTCATCACGCGATCAAAATTGCCATTCACTATCGCGTGTATTCTCTCTGCTACAATCACCTCCATATCATCCCGGCCTATTCGCTCAGTCTCTGAAATTCTTTTCACAGCATCATCGATGGACAGATTGAATGATTTCCTAGATTCACCAAGCGATGAACTAAAGTGCTCTAAAATGGTCACTTGACTTTCCATCACCTGCTGTGAAAATTTCGGCATAACGTCCGTCACAATGTCGTGCCTGATTTTGACAATGTGTTGCTGAATCATTTCCGCCAATTCCTCATTCAAGTGTTCTTGCCATTCTCCGCTCTTCCAATTACAGACTCCATTACACAACAAAGATTCCTTAATGAGCTTTTGTATTTCGCTCTTGTACTCTTCCGGAAGTTCAACGTTCATCGTTTCCCTTTGGATGTTAATCACTGTATCCAAAACGTGTTCCACGGAATTTCCGCTTCATGTGAAAATCAATCCTAATTCCGTGAATATCTCTGAACATCACAGAAGTCCAAGTGCTGCCATAATTCTCCTGTATGCCGCTGCACCCTCCGGAGTGTGGCTATCAATAGTGACCTCCGATAACATATTGCCGTGACCATCCCAAGTTCTGAATGTGATCATTCCAGAGTGTCCATCGTGTGTGAACCAAGAGATTGCCGAAATAGAACCAGGCTTTGCTGATTTAAAACTTACAGATCCGTTATCCCACCAACAGAATGGAGGACACGGAACAGACCGTTCAAGCGGCCACCCTATTGCGCTGTCTGTTTTCACTTCACCGTTGGAATCAATCGGATACAATACACCGATTGCTGGACCACCTATTTCCGGGAATCTCGCACCTTGCTGAAAGCAAATGCCCCGTACTTCATCCGCTGCGATCAATTCATTGATGTCTTGTTTCCCGAACCAGAACAGTACGGCTTGATCAGGAGAACCAAGTTGTGAATTGATTTCACTGGATGTGGTGACCATAAGGTTGATATATTCTCCCGGAAGATTGGTCCACCCCTTTCCACTCTCATCCCATTCTGAGTCGATGGAATCTGTATACTCTATTCCAGATCTGACAGAGTATATTCTGCTGTTCTGATAACCAACTACACCACCAAAGGGATTCCCAGCAGCATCTGTGGCGTAAACCACCATATTGTTCACAGATCTGGTGACATCGATCACCGATGACATATGGAATCCTTCACACGGATCATTGATCGGGTTATTCGGGAGGAATGCCCAAGCAAACGCTATCCCTTCAACCAATTTACTCTGATCAATGACCTTGCGAATTGTTTCACTGGAAAATGTAAATCCCAATATTCCAGCACAATTGTCCGGCATCATGGACTTGTAATTATCCACATATCTTTGGGATTCAGAAACGCTGATGGAGTGATCGCGTGTGGAATCGAATTGAGATGAGGCAGGAACAGAAAGGAAAAGAACTGCGGCAAAGACACAGATGGACTTGAACATTTGTTTACCTCTTGTGTTTGTGAAAACGGGTGACGGTTTATATCTCCGTCACCCGTTCATCATTCATCCGTAACGTGGTCAACAAGGTTGTTGTGATTGTTAGGAAGCAGAGCTGGGAAGATCCAGGTTGTAAATCTGGCACAGGGCATCCAGATACTGTACCTGGAAGTCCATCCGTTCAGACAGCACGAATTTGCGGGCATCTTCCGACACCATGACATCCCGCGCAACCTTGATGAGACGGCGATCACCGATCATCGGATTGGACTTGTGCGTGATCACACCGTATCCATCCGTCACAAACGGAGAATTGATCACGGTCACCTTGCCCCATAGCTTCCCAACTTCCCCGGTGAAGATGGTTGCGTTGGGACCGTATTTTTCGAGTGTGGTGAGCTTGGAATCATCCAGAAGCTGGCTGATGGACCACGGGTTGATCATCAAGACCAGATTGCTCATCGTCCGTCCGTACTTACCCATATTGTAAATGGCATTACGGACAATGGTTGCCGACATATCCAACGCTCCAGCGTTGACGCGGTTGGCAGCACGAGTGCCAAGGTTGAGATCGCCTGTGATATCGGCTGCCAGCGTGAGCAGACCGTAGAATGCCAGGCGATGATCCTTGGTATACCACGTGGTTTCATCGGCACTGGCTTCCGTTGCCGTGGTGGGTGTGTGAGCTGGATTGCCAGCAATCATCACTTCCTCTTCCGCAGCGGCCAGCTGTGCGATGAAGTGGTCCTGGACTATCATTTCGATATCACCAGTGTCTGTGCTGTCCTCAATCACCTCTTCCGACAGGATGACTTCCGTCATGAACTTTTTCGCCTCCAGGCGAACAGTGCCGGTTTTGAACTGATTGAGTGTACTGGAAACCGTACCACCTTCAGCGCTCTGGTAATACACTTTGGATCCACCCAAGATTTTTGGATAATCGCGGGTGGGAGCGGTCATGGGGACGGATGTGAAGAGCTGACGGCAGAAGTTTTCGTCACGGACGAAACCAATGAATTCTGTGGCCAGCGGAGTGGGGATGAAATCCGCACCCTTTCCAGCGGTGTCGCCGGCAACGGTGAGTGCTTTGCGAATAGCATCCTCAAGGGATTTGCTGAGCTTCGACATAGTGGATTACTCCTGTTGAGTGTTTATTGGATTGTGTTGTCTACGTTGAAAGTGCCGGCGCTGAATTATCCGATAATACCCTTGAGAAAAGAACCAACGGCGGCTTTCTTCTCTTCCTTGGTGGACTTGGCCAGCTCTTCAGCCAGATCCGGCTCACCACTCTCCAAACCATCACCGTCAGCAGCGGTTTTGTTCTTGTGGATCACCTGCTCTTCCTCAGAGCCATTCGCCCCTTTGCGGGATTCCTTGACGGTGATCTCCACCTCATCCGGGTTCATACCCAGCTCTTTCGCAAGAGCTTCCCGTGCGGTTCCGATGGATTTGGTGACCTGCTCTTCCGTGGCCGGAGTTGCTGGTGCGGCGGGAGCGGAATTTTTCAGTGTCGCAATATCGTTGGCCAGCTCTTCCACCTTGGTGGTGATCGGTGCGACAGATGCGGCAATGGAGTCCGTGATGGACTTGGTCAGCGCTTCCATATCCACGGTGGGAGCGGGAGCGGGAGCGGGAGCGGGAGCGGGAGCGGATTTGGCAACGTGCTCAGCAATCCCGGCCATGGCATCCGTCAGTCCCTTGGAGATGGCGGCTGTCAGATCAGTTTTTCCCATGATATCAGTCCTTGGTTGTAATGGGTTGTATGATTATGTGGTTGGAATCGTTTCCGGTATTTTGATCACTGCCCGGAAAGTTCAATGGCGACAGTCTCTGTAAGCTCTGCGATGCGGGTGCTGATCTCTTCCACCTTCACAGCAAACTCAGAGGACACGGACTCAATGCCAGCGCGTTTCTGAGCAGGGTCAAGATTATCAGCATACATCACAGCAGAGATTGCTTGACGGAATGACCAGAAAAGGTTCCACAGATCCTCACCCAACTTTTCCTTTTCCATCATTTCATCCAGCATCTTCACCACCATTTCCGGTGTAGCCTGTTTCAGCTGTTCAGGCATAGTAGCTTCCTCCTGTTTGGATTGTACGTCTGTTTCATCGGGTTCCAGAGAATTCATGGACTTGGTCAAAGCAGTCACCCATGTGTCAGTGTTTGCCGGCATAGCTGTGACTGATACCTCAACCAACTCCCCGTCCTCCAGCTCCCGGCGCACTGTTCCATCCTCACCCTTGACCTTTTTGGTTTTCGTGAGGAAGCCACCAATGCTATAGCCCAGACGGGTTCCGTGTTCCAACTTGTTCAGAATCTTCACCACTTCCGGGTTATTCTCTTCCGGCTCAAGCAATGTCTCCACGATCAATGTGTCTTCATCACCATCCAGCTCGCTGATGTAGCCAAGCGTGAAATCGATGTCCCACATGTGTTCCTTGAAGACTGTCAAGCCAATAGCAACCTTCCGCATCTTGGCCAAGAATGAACGAGTCACAACGTCATTCTCCCGGTCTGGATTTGTATTGGTAGCAATCCCGCGCAAATACTTGCGTTGAACACCGTCCAGCTCTTTCGTCACAACACACGCCTTGCCGAAAGGCACAAACAGGTCAAACCGTCCTTTTTGGGCGGGTGTACCAGATGCTTTACTTGAGTGATCTTTCATCGGTGAAATTCCTGTTCTGTTACGTTGTAAAAATAAGAGTGTATCACCTTCAATAGAAAATTGCGTACAGTAAGCAAACCTGTTACTCCGTTATAACCAACACACCAACCGGATGGCCAATGCTCTTCATGAATTTGATAAATTTGGCATTGTATTCCTCATCCTGTTTGTCCGTATCTCCCATGGAACCCAAATCATTAAAAAACTTGTATTCTGTTTCAGGTGATTCGGTTTGTCCCTCATACGATCTTTTAGCACTCATGGTAATTTTCCTGATGTATATGCGTCAACTATTTTTCTACCAGATGAATTTTTATCCAACTCAAGAACTCCACGCCAATCCCCTCCGCTTTCCAAAAGAAATTCCTTGCCACTTATTTTCACACCTTGTAGTTCAGCGCGAAATGCGGCAAAATCCCACGAGTGTTGAAGTTTACTCAGATCAACTGTCTTCATATACTTGGTCAGTTCCGCTTCTGTCTTGAACACTTTAGCCGTTTTAATCTTTTGGGCAATGTGCGTTTTGAATTCTTCAGAAAACACCTTGGCAATCTCCGGATTATACTTGGTCTCAAAATCAAATCCATATTTTGCCCAAGCATAACTTCCCACCATTCCATTGGCTGTCAAAGATACAGATACCGCTCCCAACCGATCATACATGGCTATGGAATTTTTCATCATACCTTTTACAAGTCCAACACCTTGATATTCTGATTCCAAAAACAAAAGCTCGTGTCCAACAGTCAGTTCTTTTTGACCAGTCAATGAACGATAGAACATTCTAGTGAATTCACCAGCAAGCTCCCCGTCAACAGTCATTATTTCCCCTGTTATCCTGGCTTGTGTTATACCAAATCCTTGCTTGGTAAATTCAATTTCACTTAGAAGTGTTTCATATCCGGATACATCAGTACTGAATCCTTTCAATAAATCATTCACAAGGAAATCTTCTCCAAATACCTGATTTGCGCGAATTGTAAAGTTGGAAAGGTCTCTACCAGCCATTCCCTCCGATTTGGCCCAATCTGCGAATGTTAGCGGATTTGCTACTGGATCACCAGATGCATATGCGTTCGCAATATTATTTCCGGCATCACGAAATGCCTGATCCATTAACGCAGCGTCAATGTACGGGATAAAGGTACATCGGCAGCTGGCGTGAACAGGTATCTCCCCAAAGGATTCATCTAATTTATAAACAGTGGCATCCAGAGCGGAGCAATCCATACAAACACGCTCATCTCCAGCTGTTAAAAATTCAACCTCTTTGACTATTCCTGATTGTTTATATGCCTCCAACCGTCCGGTAACAAAAGCACGGGTTATTTCCGTCCTGGCAACCGTATTGGCCCACTGCTGAGCTGAAAGATCATATGTGTAACCTTTTCTGGCCACCGTTCCGTCCGGATGAATAGATGCTGGTACAGACACTGTGACTGGTTTGTCGTACACAGAAAGTATTCTATCACGCAACTCCGGAATGCTTTCAAAATTTTTAATACCGTCCAACAGCTCATATCGGATTTTTGACGTCATGCTTTCTTCCAGCTGTGACGTCAATTTTATATTTTGAGAAGTCAGAGCAGCAATGGTTTCGTCACCCAACACCTGGAATCCTAAATTGATTCCCATGGAGTTTAACCCGGACTGACCACCACCATACACCCCATTGGAGCTTGCTTCATTCAGCACATCAGCAAGCCCTTCCGAGTTCACTTGACTGATAACCTTTATCTGGTCCGCTATTGGATCACCGCCCTTTCGAAATTTTTCTGAAATTCTGACCGGGAAGGTGTATGTTGAAAATAGAAATTTGTCCACACTCTTGAATCTTTGAACCGGGAGCAAATTAGATGCCAACAGAGTGTCTATGAAACTGGCTGTTTTTTTGGTGTCGTCATATACATCAGCCAAACCTTCAAGTGCCTGAAGTGTTTTTAATCTCTGATCACCAAACCACTTTTCGATTTTTGCCGCAAGCAGCTCTTCCTGTAGCGTTTGCCAGTTCAACCATTCGTCATATTGGGAGTCCATTTCAGTCCGATATGACTTCAAAAAGTTTGCCTGTATTTCATCCAGTTGGATCATAGAGTTTCCGGGATAAAGAAACGCTTGGACATCGTTGCTTGTCGCTCTTTAATGAGATTTTCAATGACTGTGATGCGCTCTTCAACCGGGATATTCTCCCAACCAATAGGCATCTCTGTTGGTGATGTTACGGCTTTCCGTATATCGTCCCGCCCATTGATTTGAAACTGACGCGCTACAGCATTTCCACCTGCGGCAGCTTCCGTTCCCGTTCCGGCGCTTGCGACTGGCGGCAGAGCCACACCGTTTGGTCCAGCGCCAAACGGAGTCACATTATTCTGAAGATATGGAACGTTGCCCCACGGCACAGGTCTCAAGCCAAGAGCGTGGCGGCATTCGTTTGCTGTAAGCACACCATTCCGGAGATACGCTTCATGCCACTCTGATTGCGTCTTTTTATCCGTGATGTCCAAATCGTAATCAATGTACACATCACTCATCGCCAGCACCTTGGGGCTGAAGATGATTTGCTGATTGATTCTTTCGTACAGCGCGGTCAACAGCGGGTTAATGGCATCTAGCTTGAACTGTTTGAACTGTTCATCAGTTGATACCTTGGAAACAGTTTCACCGGAAGAAATTCCAATCACGGCTGGCTGCATTTTATAAGAAGCCATGATTTTCGTCAGCAACCACGCGGAGTACTGTTGAAATTGCATTTCTTCATTCGACAGTCCAACTTTCTGGAATTGAATTTTTCCAGACTCCGTACCGATCACAATTGGACGGTGCGGATTGCCTTTCAACTCCTGATCCCACCAGTTACGGAAGCGTTGAAGCGCTGGCGCTCCCTGTCCCGGTCCCAACCCTTCCATCAGCACAGCAAAACGCGGTGTAGCATTGTTATAGAAAAAATCCAAGTTGTACTGTGATGAATACAACTCAGCAGTCACAGTCTGTATCAGTGATTCCAGCGGAGACAGACCATAGATGCGATTGGACTGCTTGTTCATAACGAAGTACAGGAATTGTTCCGGAGGCCATGAGGCGATTTGCTTGGTGGTCATAATGTCCACCTGAATGAAAGCGTTGGTTGGATCAAGATTCCCGTGTGAATCCGTATTCACCACCACGGCATCTCCGGGTACAGCGAACACCTCCACATACCGCTCACCATTCGTAATCTTCCTCACAATCTCCATTCCCGCACCATCATACTTCAGGGAATCCCGGAGAACCATCTTGCGAATATCCGTGAATGTCTGATATTGATCATTGGGAGTTTGGATGAACTCCGCAACTCGATCAAGGTTGCGCTTGGTTGCGTCAGATAGTTCTTTCCCGGTGTCTTCATTTGATACCACAGGACGGACAATGGGCTTGATTGTAGCGGCTCTGTCTACAATCCGATCCACACAAGTCCGTACCCAAGTGTTGGCGATGTACATACGGGGCATCGCAGAAAATGTGAGGCCAACATCCACCAGTTTCTCT